CAATTGTTTCTGTTAATAATAAGGTTACTAATATTGGAGGTCAACCATCGAAAGTATTGAATGTCGCTACAGCAAAACAAAGAAACTCGGACTTAGATAAGTTTTTGAAAACAACTGTTGTGCCAGTTTGACCAATAAAAAACCCACCTTTCGGTGGGTTCTAAACCAAGGGGTTATAGGTTTAATCTTCTTCTGCTAGTTTAGCAAAATAACTCAGGTCATCATCTTCTGATAAGTCTGGTTCAACGAAAGGTGAATCTTCTGCAACTGGTTTAGGTGCAGACTTAGCCTGTTCTTTGATTGTCTCAACAGTAGTCTTAGGTGTTGGTGTTTCACCATTTAAACCTAGAACTTTATCAAGACGTTTCTTCAACTCATCGTAAGACTTGAACTCTTTATCAGAAATCAAATCAGATAGAGAGAACTCAGATTTCCAAATCTTCTCTAACTCATCATCATCACTTAACAATGGTGCTGGTGAATCAAATTCAGATTTATCATAATTCTGATAACCTTCTACTTTACGAATCTTCAACTTAAAGTTAGCACCTTTCCACATATCAAATGGATTGATTGCTTGTTCATCTTCAAACTGTGGATTCATTGCTTCGGAGATTTTATCAAAAATCTTTTTACCAAAACGGAACAACTTCACTTTACCTTCATTCTCAGGATGTTTTGGATCAGAAACAATGTATACGTTAGCAATATAATTCAACTTACGTTTTTGTTTGCGAACTACATCTTTGTTAGCTTCAATGCCAGATTGCCATAATGTAGAATTGTGTTCACAAACAGGACATTGCTTGTTAAGTGTGGTCAAACAATTATCGATAAGCCATCCGCCCGCACCTTGAAATCCATGTTTATGAATCTTGACCCATGGCAGAGCATCATCACCATCTTTTTCGGCTGCTGGTAGAAAACGAATAACGGCCATGCCATTACCTGCTTTATCTACTTCTGGCTTCCAAAAGTTATCTGATTTATCTGAACCTGCTTCGGGGTTTTGATTGAGTGCCTCAACTGCTTGTTGTAACTTGCTGAGGTTGCCAGATTGGCGTTTGAGATTAGCGAAACTCATGTACTTCTCCTTATTAACGGTGTATAAACGGAATATAAAAAACGACTTATCCAAAAACTACTCATAATCAACTACTATATCACAATATTTATCCATTGTCAAACGTACATGGACAATATTGCCAACGTGGAAGGCCAATCTTTGTGAAGTATACCGATACCTCCCTTGGCTCTCCATTGGTCGATAACACTTTCAGTATCATCGATAATAATCTTATCAGGTGCTGCATATTCTTGCTTCAATCTTTTACCTGGAACAAAATTTGGAGTAAATGTGATGCCGTGTGTTTGTAACCACACCAATTTCTGTTTAGAAACTTCATCATATCTTGCTTCATTTGATGTTGAAGATAAAATCTGTGTTGGTGCCGAGGCCTTACGGAGAAAATCAACACCATCCATAGTACCTGGCATTAAATCTAATGTTGCAAACTGACCAGTAGAAATAAACTCATCAAAGAATTTATCAAACTGTTTATTCTTTTCTGCTTCTCTTGGTACCATGTGATACAGTTCTTGATATCTTTTATTGAAGTCAGCAATAACTCCATCCATGTCCAAGTAAATACAACTAATTTGTGGTTTACGCATGTTCTTTAATCTTTTCTTTCAATATTTCTTTAAACTTATTCTTATCATAATGTATAAATGGTGCATACTTCACGCACTTCATTTTAAAACTAGGCCATATAAGGTCATCATATATTTCTTTTGACCACATAGGAAAGAAATTCAATATATCATTCATTATGACCAGAGTTTCTAATGCGATGTCACCATAAGTGGTGTGCATCATCAATTTTGGAAACTCATTCTTTTTAACCACAAGTAAATCATTTGGGTTATCAACTCTATCTAACAATGACATTATATCATTTTCAAAGGTATAAGTCAAGCTTTGTTGCCGTTTTTGCCATTGTAGGTAATTATCCTCGCCTTCAGGACCATTCATATCACCTACCCACTTATCACCTTGTAGGAAGTTTGCCACATAAAAATCTTTCAGTTCTTCCAAACCATATTTACGAGACAACTTATAGAATTGGTACTTATCTTTGCGTACCATAAACGATTGCTTTGATACATTCGTCTTACCATGATATTTAAAGTAATCGTAAGATTCGGATGTAAAATGTAATTTTAAAGCATTATATAAAGCAAAGGCCGCAAAGCCTGTGTTTTCACTCATATCGGCAGTTTAGATGTTTTCTTAATTAAATTTAAGTTTTGTGCTTCTTCTTTAATCTTGGCTTTTAATGCAGAACTAATTAGAGAGGCAGCAACTTCAATTTCTAATTCGGTTTCTTTACAATGATGCACGATGGCATCCATTAGACCTAAATTTTCTTTTGCTGCCAACTCCTCAATCATCATACTAAATTGTTTAATTTCATCTCTTGTAGGCATTTTAAATATTCTTCGGTTTATAAAATATATGGTGCCCAATCTGTGTAACTTTTTGTAAGTTCCAACCTGGATTCACCTGTGTGTTATGATAGTATAACGCATTTGTTCTTGCAATTGTATCATGAACATCTGGTTCTGTCAAGGCTTTTCGTGCAACCATTTCCGATTCTTGATAGGAATATTTGTCCCTTACGAGCATGTTTGACATGCAGGTCCATGAGAACTGGCATACCAACAACTTGTTTACATAACTACGTTGGTATACCACTTCACATACTGTGCTAGGGAATTTTGGATTATTGGCACGATTGATTGTAACTTGTGCTACTGCCAATTTACCTTCATAAGATTCTGTTGCTGCTTCAAAGTAAACATTATCTGTAAGACATTTTAATTGTTTATTAAAATCTTCACTTACCTTTTGTTCCACTACTGCTTGTGTTATCTCTTGTGAGATAGAAGGAAAAGAATACATTAAAACTGTACAACTTAACATCAATAATATAGTTTTTGATTTTGATACGAACATCATATCTCCTTTTGTTTACGGTCGATACTCTGACCTTGGACCCAAGTACTTTTGACTTTGTGATAGGGTTTGTGGAACGATTGTTTCTGTTGCCAAGTACAATCGCTGGAAAACTCCGCTGTGAAATTAATCAAGCAGCAAGTGCATAACTTTCGTCATTTGCATTTAATTTAATTGCTTCTTTGACCGAGTGTCCTCAATCCTAACGTCTTTAGCTTTGACGATTCTCCATTGTTCTAATTATTGCCATGTCGAATCTATTTCCGGCCCATCATAATCGTACATTAGGATTAGTTTTCATATACGATTATGGTGGACCGGGCTGGTACTGCCCCAGCGTCCACAACAACTTTCAAACAACTTCTACGAATTACTTAACTGCTTCAGTATGCTTGCCTTTAAGGCTTTTCTTCAACAGTTTAAACCAAAGTTTTTTCACTTTACTCATATTGTGATTAACTTCAGCTTTATATAATTTTTTAACTAGTTCTTTTACTTTCATTTTCGCCTCTTAGTCCGACCCACCACCTATTTTAATCGAAATAGGAAATCATTATATCATTATATTTAGGTTTTGGCAACATTTTTATGGTAATAATCAATCGCTTTTACCAATCCAGGTATGTGGTCAGCGGTTTTCTGCTGAAATACCAAAGGTTTTTCATTCTCAACTGCCATAATAATTACCAGATTATCAATTGGTGTACCAATCATTTCTTCATACATCAAAGCATATGCTGATGTTTGCCAAAAGTAATCTTCAATATGTGCCATTTCTTTTATTTTCTTTGATGTTTTAAAGTCAATAACAGACAATACGCCATCAAATTCACCAATACAATCCACACGACCTGCCATGCCTAATTGTTTAGACCATAATGCACATTCTTGATAATGAATATTGTCGATACGATTTAATTCTGGCTTAATTGATTGGAACATCTCCAACGCATCAGGCATGATTGTACCTAACTTCTCATTGTTTAGATATCTCTCGCACAAGGTGTGTACATTGGTGCCACGACCTGTTGCTTGTTTAGAGATTCTATTGGCTTCTGCTTCACCAACTCTCTTACGCCATTTCATGATACCCTCTTTCTTTTGGGCGCCAATCACGGTCGTAACAGAAGGTAGTTTAGTGCCATCAGGTAGAGTATAATATCTCATACCATCAGGAAAGGTTTCAGATTTTAAATCTTCTAATTGTTTTGGTGGGCAGAAATTAAACATGTTTTGGCTTTGTAACAAAAGTTTGACGAACTGCTTCAAACCTTTCATATTCTTCGGGAGTAATTACTGCTTCATCAATCTTTTTTCGTATTTCTTTATGAAATTCAATCAATTCATTAATATCAGCATTGTAATTGAAATTTTGTGTAATCTTTTTTGTATCATAAGCATCCATAATAATATGATATCTATCTTGGTCAGAATCATTACGAATCTGATGCCAAATATTTACCCACACCATATACACATTACCTGGTTCCATATACAACGATTGGCCATCAGCATTAAATGTGCATTTTGGATTAGTAATCAATGGTATATGAATTCGTGCCATATATTCATTATCATCTGCGTCACGATGCACTAAAGATTTTGCACCTGCTTTCAAACAAGTAACACGAGCACGACTAGGATAAAAACCAAATTCACGAATTTGATCTAATACTTTAGCAATTTCACCTTGATAACCTTGTGTTGGATTTTGGTGTTCAGTTGACATTGCAATATCAAAAAACTTTAGTGATTTGTAATTGTTATCATTTTTTGGGAAGTAAACTTCCATGGCTTCACCTTCATCATTTTGAAAGAAATCCCAACCATCTTTCCAATCACCTGTACGAGATAACAATGACCAACCACCAAAACCATGATAGGCAGGTGTTTCGTATTCTTCACCTTGTATCACTTGTTGACCTAATGGAAAAACATATTTCTTTACATCAGCCAATAACTTATCATGGTCAAATTTAATAAAATCTAATTTTTCATAAAACATTATATTTGTCCTGCAATGGTTAATATTTCTTTTACCTCATCATAACATAATGTAGATGACATGGCAATAGCCAATCTCTCTTTAAAATTACCACCAGGTTTAACAGAATGAGGTACTGTAACATCGAGTAACCATGCTTCACCTGGTTCTGCCACAAACGATGTGGTGCGTGCCAAATCATCTTCATTGTATATCATACCATCAGATTGGTTTTGCACCTGTTTAGTCTTTGGTTTATCTGTTGTGAGTTTATAGAATTGAGTAAGACAATTACCAGTTTCAATATAGAAATTGATTGTTGATTTAATACCACTATCTGTATGTGGTGGTATTTCAGTATTGACCTTCATCATTGTGATTGAAAAGTTATCATGATATTTCTTTGGTATCAGATTCATCAATTCATTTTTCTTGGCCAAATCAACATGATAATAACCAATGCCTTTGCCCTTTTCACCAAAGAACATTTGCTCTTTTTGGATGGTATATTTACCAATATCAAAAGTGTTTTTTAGTTTACAGAATTCCAATTTTTCACCTTTAACATATCATTACACCAAGACTTTAATATTAGTGCATTTTTAGCCGACTTGTCAACTATCTGTGTGAAGTCGGTAGATATTGATATTCGTAAATCTTTTGATTGATTTGATTCAATCTTATGTAACATATAGAATGGAACAATAACGATATTGCCTTCTTTAGGTTTAATTCGTTTAGTCATGCCATCACCAACATAACAAATAAAATCGCCACAATGATTTGGAGCTTTTACATAATATGTTGCCGCAAACGAGGCGTCAGGATGTGCATGAAGTTCAATGTCTTGACCCGGCTCTCTTACATTAGGCCATGCCATTTTACATTCAAACTTATAATTTAATCTTTTTATTTCAGGAATATCTCTCGTCACCATTGTATTGGTAACATTAGTCAAGACTCCTTTGAGTGTGTTTAAAGCAGGCGTGTTATAGTCCCACAAACTTTCTTTTGGAGTTTCTTCGTTTGATATTTGCTCAGCAATCGTATAAATTTCATCAAGCAAATCTTGATTGAATTGTTTACTGAAATTAGTTTGATATTGCCAAATAGGATAATCCCAAAGAGGATTATTTTTGTGATAGTTTCCAGATATCATAATCTTTTACAATCTCACATTCTGTCCAATCGATACCATCGTGTGGTTCTTCTTTGGCTGATTTGAATTGGTCACCATGTAAAATATGTTCTACGATTGGAATACCTTTATGAAATATCTTCTCAAATAAATCTGCATATTGATCAAGCATTTGATAAAAGCGGATCTTATCTGATTCAGATAAATTTAAAATATCATGGTTAATTTGATTATCGAAATAATGGACGATGTGTTTACGATATAATTCTACATCATCGATAGAATTTGTGTTATCAATTATATCCGACATTTAATTTTCCTTTGAATACATTTATTTTTTGTTTAACATTAACAATTGTCAATGCAG